TCTCGCGTCTGTCCACGCCCCAGCAGGGTCTTCAAGTCAGGCACCCGTTGTTCGCTCTTCGCCTGCGCGTGGATATTCACGATGCGCCAGGCGAGGATCGTCATGCGCTCGTCATCGTCCCGTATCCGCGCGTGGGACGCCTCAAGTTCCACCCACAATTCGCACAGCGTCAGTGACCAGAACGCTGGCGTGCTCAGGCCGGCACGCCTGGCGTCAACCCAGAGTCGATGCCAGTTCCAGCCTGAGCGCTTGGAGGGTTTGCGGCGCCCCCAGCCTGAATGTCCTTTTTCGCTGGCGGGCGATTGAGATTGAAGAGCGCGACGACCACGTCGATGATGCCGTTGTGGCCACCAGCGTCATCCATCAAATCGCCAACCGATTCCAGCGTCTTGAATTGCGAGCCGTGATAGGGCTGCAGCGCTGAGAACAGCAGTTCTCGCAGGTCGGCATAGTCGACCTTCGTTAGATCCTGCAGGATGTCGCCGTAGGACTTCTTCAGGCGATTCTGCATGGCGCAGATCGCATTGGTCCTCAACCGCAACACGTACCGACTGCCATCGACGACCAACTCGACTTCACCGCGATCCGGGTTCGCAACTCGTTCTAGCTGTGGCATGGGCCCTCAAAGGACGCGAAGAATGCGAACGCGAGCGGCCGAGGCCGCCCGCGTTCTCTCATGAGTGATGACGGAACGGACAATCAGGGCAATGACGACGAGAAGTCCGCCAGCGGCGTTATTTCGATCGTCATGTCGACCTTCTGGCCGCCAGCGATCCCGCCCGGCTGGTACTTCGTCACGGATCCGCGGAACGGCACTTCCGTGCCTGGGCTGCCATCCGAGAGGACGATCTTGTAGTTCGTCTCCTCGCCGGAGATCCACTTGGCGAGCATGCCGCCGCTGGCGAAGGCCCCCGATCCACCACCGGCCTTGGACTGCGATTCGTGCGTCGGGCGCCAGTTGCACTTGACCACGAACGGCCCGCTGTCGCGCATCGCGACCAGCTTTTCCTTGTGCCGTGTCGGCGAGCGCAGGTGCGTCTTCTCGACGACGTCCGTGCCCCAAGCGCCGGGCGTGATCTCGATGACGTCGGCGATCGCTTCGAACGATTCCGGGCTGGCGCCATCGCCAACCATCAACTGTGTGCCGTAGCCGATGAAGGCTTCTCCGGCGTAATAGGTATCCGTCACATCACTCATGGCGTTCTCCTGTGAAAGTCGTTCGCATGCCGGGCATCCTTATGAGGCGTGCCAGACGTCGTAATCCCGCGAGACTCCGATTTGGCGGAGTTCATCCGGGCTGTAAAAGTCGCGGACATCGAGCGGGAGGATCGCGCTGATCGCAAAGGGCGGACTCCCGATGGCGCCCTTCCAGCCGGCCAGGGCGGTCCCGTCGCCCGCGCCATGGGCCGCCGCATCGATCGCCTGCGCCGCGGCGATCCCCACGCTCGCATCCACGACGGCGTCCACTTGCACCCGTGATCGGAAATGCGCGGCGGTCCCCCGCAGATGCGCAAATTCGATCGTGTCGATGCGCTGCACCCGAATCGCCGGCAAAGTCGTCCGCTGCTGCAGAATGAGCTGGTAGATGCGCGACGCCGGCACGAGCGCCGTCACCGCCGCGATCGCCGCGAGACGCGCGATCACGGCCTCGGCCACCGTCACAGGCCACCGCCGCTCGTGGACCGCGTCGACCGCGACCGGGCCACGGCATTCCAGAACTCCTGTCCGATGACCTCAAAGGCGCGATCGCGGAACTCGTCGTAGGCGGGGCGCATGAAGGGATGCGGCGTCGGATGGCGTATCCAACCAAATTCCCAGAAGAACCCGTAGAAGAACTCTTTCGCCGGGCCCACGGCCACGGCGACTTCCGTCTCCGCCACGCGCACGCCGTCGAACTCGCGGAGCCGACTGATGCTCATCGAGTCCGCCAGATGCGGCGCATCCGGCCCGCGCGGAGCCAACTGTCCCATCCGCTGGCGCATAGGCTCGGCGGCTTGTGTGAGCCCTTCGAGCATCAGATCGGGGCGGACGTCGTCCGGCAGGGCGCGCAGCACGGCGGCTAGATCGGCGCCGCCTTCGAATCGCACGCCCAGAAACTCGGCCATCAGCCCACCTTCGCCAAGCAGTAGAGCGACACGCCCTCGCGGCGCCCACGCATTTCAGCTCGCACGATGTCGTAGACGCGATTTCGAAAGACCAGCCGCCGGACCTTCGCCAGATCCAACGACTCCGGGTCCATGTCATCTCGCCACGGCAATTCGAAGACCAGATCCGCCGCGGCCGAGGTCTGGCTGGCGGCGAACCGCTCCCGTCCGGACAGATCGCGCTTGCTCATCCAGATCGCCGCTATGTCGGCCCACGTTTCGACGGGGAACGACGACGCATCAACACTGTCGGTGACGCCCTGCACGGTCACCAGCCGATCCCGATCGCCCGGGTCGATCGCCGCCATCTCAGAACGGCCCCGACCAAAAGCGTTCGAGCTTCAGCGCGGACGACACAATGCGCACGTCGGTCGCAAGCGACCGCTGCCGATACATTTCGCCGACGAACAACGCAATTCCGGCGAGGACGTGCTGGAACGCGGGCGCATCACCATCGGCGTACCCCGCCTGAAACGTGACCGTTACCGCGTCAGGCCGGCAGGCCGTGGCCGGGAAACGCTCGCCGGCGAGCGGCCGGAGTTCCGCGGCCGTGAAGGGCCCGTTCGGCAGCAGCACGAACCCCGCCGGAGAGGTCGCCAATTCCTGCGCATCGCCCCCGCTGTCGAAGTAGGACACCGACGTGATGCTCACGACCGGCGCCACGGGCAACGGCAACCGTCCGTGGCTGGGGAATTGACTCAGCACCATCTGCCACGGGCCAAGCGGGATGGCCCGTTGCGGACGGCCGATGTACCCGTAGGCTTCGGCGTCACGCACGGCCGCCCAGGCCCAGGACTCCAGTTCGTTCTCTTCCGTGATGTCGTCCGAGAGCCGCAGGACGCGCTGCAGATGGCCCAAGTCAAACGGCAGATCGTTCGGTTCCTCGGCCCTGAAAAAGCGGGTCTCGATTCCGGCGTCCCAGGCGACTGGCGCACACCACGACATCAGACGCCAGCGTAGGGCGCAGGCCGATTTGTTACCGGAACAAACCTAGAAGGATCGTGCGGTAGCGCGCGGCGATCGCGTCGACCGTGAAGGCCGGCGCGCGCGCGATTGCCTGCGTCACCGCGTGGGCGCGCACGTCATAGCCCGCCCAGTGGTCAAACGCGCGTTCGAGGTCAGCCGGCGTCTCGACGATCGATCCGTCTGGCGCCAGTTCCCGCGCTGCCGCGCAGTCCTGCGTCAGGATGGGACGGCCGGCGAGGATGGCATTCGCGATCTTGACGCCGCTCTTCCACTCGCGGCACATCCAGCCGTCCCAGGGGCCACCTCGCAGCGAGACGAGCACGTCGACCGCGGCCAGGTCGGGCGGGTTGATCGCACATGTCCAGCCGCGACGGGCACAAGAGGCTTGAAGAACCGACGCCCACACGTCGAGGTAGGCTGGGCTCCCGTCATAGGCGACCACCCGGCACTGTTCGCGCGCCGGCGTCGGGCGAAGTGTCAGATACCCGTGATGCGGCAGGCACATGCCACCTGCGGCGGCGGCCATGGCCTCGGTCGCGCCGATGACGAGCGCCGGCGCCAGCCGGTCACGCTCGCGCGCGAGCAGCGTCCTTGCGTCGGACTCTAATAGCGCGTTCTCGGCTGGCTGCCGCCAGAAATCAAGGGCGTCCCACACGATGGGCTTCCCGGTCGCCTTCGCGCGGGCGCCATACATCTGGCTCGCGCGCTTGACGAGGACAATAACGTCGGCCCATGCGAGGTCGGCCGCGGCGGGATCGCTCGTCACGCGCGCGCCGATCGCCTGGCCGAGTTGAACCCCGCGCATCGCCCAGGAACCCTGGCCGGCCCCGACGATGAGGACGTTCAGCGCGTTGGGACCCAAATTTGATCTCGAGACACCTGCTCCACGAGGCGATAGCCGACCGCGGTGAGGAACTTTGCCACCGCGTGTTTGGGCAGGCCGTAGTGCCGCGTCCACAGCCATTTGTTCTCGAACAGCACAACGGGTTTGCACCGCCGCAAGGTGTCGCGCGCACCGCGGAGCGCGACGTATT